TTCATTTTCTTGTTGCGCACGTCGCTTGGGCTCGCACAGATGTGCTACAAGAGTGCTTTCCTTGCGATATCCCTTGTTGCAATACTTGCATTTGAAGTCAGTTTGTTCCATACTATAGTTAATTATAGCATCTTTTATGATTGTTGTAAAGTCAGACACGGTCATACATTTGAAAATCTGATTGATAAAATTCTTCAACAAAATTTGTATTACGATTAATCCAATCTTCTGTAATTTCGGCAACTAGCGAATCATCTGTACCTGGATTATGGTTTATATCAAAAATAATATTTTCTAATTTACGAAAGACCAATGGACGGCGTTTATCAATGAGAAAACTATTTTCTATAAAAAATGTCTGTGGTATAAAATGCATCATTTCATTAGTAAGGTGTTGATCATCTATAGGTATAGGTTGTTCTCCTAATAAAATTTTACCAATTTTATCAATACAAGTTATTAACTGAGATTCTGCACTTGTAGATTTGTCATATTCGACTATACCTACAATATTTCTAAAACAACTGCGTAATCTACTACTTGGATGTCTTACAATTGTAAATTTATCTGATGCTGTTAGGGTGTTGTCAACTAAGAATTTTTTAAATTCATCTATAGTACAAAGCAGCAGGCTAGTACTTGCACATTTTGGAATATTCACAAAGTTACGATCAAAATAGTAATTGTGACTACTTTTACAGTCTGAAATTGTAAAGTCAATGGCCCATGACTGTTTATTTTGAGGCAGATCAATTTTATAAAACATCATTCGCCGTGTAACCTTTCTAGTTCTTTAATATCTTTTTCTGTGTACTGTGTACACAACCAGTCCAATTCATCACGCTTGGCTGTGGGATGCAACTGTTCTATGTACTTGCGCACTTTGTTGCTGTTTCCTTTGTCTTTCTTTTTGTGTCCTACCCACTGATGAAACTGCTTGCCCATGCCAGGACTAACTGTGCATAGCAACTGCCACACCAGTTTAGGATGTCGTGCAAGTTCAAAGTACTGTGTGTTCACACGCTGATTTGTGGCCATCAAATAGTATGCAGCAAGATCATTGCTGCCTTTTACAATGCTCATGTATCTGTTGAGCAAGAATGGCGCCACAGTCTTTTGCTGTTCGGGTGTGAGTTTGTCATAGAAGCCATAGTCCTTGGCATCTAGTGCACCTAGTATGGCATTCAATGGTATCTTGTCACTCAAAATGCACACCTCCTGTTGTGATATCGTTTACAAAGTATAACTTGAACATGTTGGCATCGTCAATATTTTCAAACTCCAACACCAACCAATGCTGTAATGGTCCTTGATTGTTTGCACTTCTCATTTCCATATACCTGTGTACATAAGGTTGTAAACTTGGTCTTGCAGCAAAGTATGCATCCATGCGGTTGTGTGTTGTTTTGATACTTTCGTAATCAACATCACTGGTGGGTGTAGTCCTAAACATAAATGTGCGATATTCTTTTTGCACAATAGTCTTACCAGGCTTTGGTGATGTCGACAATTTCGTTCTGCCTGTTTATTTCTTTTGCGGCATATACACACCTTGGTTTACCACAAGTTTCAATGGGTATTGCTAGTATTTGTCCTTGTTTGAGTTTTGGAAAGTACCATTTTACATCACTGTACAAATCAACAATGCGTATAGGCAAGTAGTCATGCATTTTACTGCTCAATGGGTTAAAACTGAATGCTTTAAATCCTCTGTCGTTAAGACTGCTGAGGTTAAGCATTTCTAAATCGCCAACTTCGCGTTCACCTATGAGTATTTTCCAATCTATAGGCAGTCGTATGAGGTGTCCTGCAACATCTATAACTGCAGCAGGGCTATTAAAACTTTCTAAAAAGATAAGTGGAATAAAAAAGTAATCTGGGTTGGTGCTGTCACTGTTGTCCAACACTGCAAAACGTAGGTCATCGACTTCGTCTGGCAGTTCATTCATTTCAAATGCTGTGTCGTCGAGTGTTAATATACGCATCAGTACACTTCCTTGATTTTGTCAGCAATGCCATACTTGATTGCTTCTTCTGCGCTCAGCCATCTGTCTTCAGGAGGCAGTAGTACTTCACGAATTTTCTTTTCTGTAAGTCCAGTACACTTTCTATAGTGTGCAATCATGCGCTCACTGCTAAGTTCAAACTCACGCATTGTAGCAAACAGTTCGTGTTCTTTACCATGTGATCCCCAACTGTATTGGTGTGACAGTATGCTGGTGTTTGGTGTAATAACTCTGTGGCCTTTTTTGCCAGCCATAAATGTGAGTATGCCACAACTTGCAATCAATCCTACACCCACAGTGTGAACAGGAATAGCACTGCCTTTCATGGTGTCGATGAGTGCAAATGCACTGTGTACACTACCGCCTGGTGAATTAATAATAAGTGTTAGTTGGTTTTTGCGTGTTGTTTTTGGCTGCAGATTTTGATCAATGATCCAATTGATTACTGTTGCAGTGCTCTTGTTGTTAAAACCTTCGTGGAAATAATACATGCCAGCGTTGTACATGGCTTCACCAGGTTTAAATTCTTTTTGTTCGTCAGTCATGTGTTCAGTTCCAATCTATTTTATCTACTTTAAATGGGTAGTTCGCTTCTTTGTAGAAAGCCTTACGTTTGGTAAGATGTCGTTTTGCAAATCTGCAGGTGCTTGTGATGTCCCAAATTTGGACGAAGTCTTTATCATGAGCCTTGCGAATTCCGCGGCCGATACTTTGGATGACCCTAACAAAGCTCTTGCCAGGCTCAAGAAGTACCAAATTGAATATCCTAGGGATGTTAATACCAACAGCGGCAACACCATAAGTAGCAATAATAACTTTATCACTAGATTCAGCAACTTCATCATACTGTTCTTTCCTGTCTGCGGCTTTGGTAGCACCACTCACAAACACACTGTTGGGTATACGTTTTTGCAGCTCTTTGCCTGCATTTACTCTATCAACCAGTATCAGTGTGTTACCGCTTTGCACAATATTATCTATTAGGCCTGCAATATAGTCCAAACGTTTTTCATCATCTAACAAATATTTTAATTCGCTTTGATAGTTTTGATGTTCTTTTAAGTCTATTAATTGTAACACATTCACATTGCAATTTGCAAGAACTCCTTTGTCTTGCAGTTCTTTTGCGCTGATCTGATTGACAACAGGACCAATGCTACATGTGAGTGCTACACTTTCAAACTTCTCTTTGGGTATGGTGCCTGTAAGACCCCAGCGTATGGGTATGTGGCTCATCACACCTGTGAGCAGTGTTTTGAGTGCATCTGCTTTGGCTTGGTGCACTTCATCAATCATGATGCACACAACATCTTCTATAAAGTCTTGTATTGTAACATCAGCCACTTGGTTCTTGGTGTTCTTCAACAACACATTCAAACTCTGCCAAGTGCATATGGTGTGTGTACGACCAAACTCTTTACGGTCGCCAAAGAACACACCCACATCCAGTCCCATGTTAACATAGTCTGCTTCTGTTTGTGTCACAAGGCTTTTGTTAGGCACCACAATGATACTGCGTCCATACTTTTCAACACTGGCACTGAGTGCTGCAGTCATTAGTGTTTTGCCTGCACCTGTGGCCACTTCTTGTATGCACTGTTGATTCTCTAGAAACTTGTTTACAGTGTCAACTTGATAGTCACGCAACACAATGGGTTCACCTGCCACAGGATGTCCTTTGGGCCAAGTTTTGTGTGCAAATGTGTTCTCATCAACACTGTCCAATGGCATGTCAATCACATAGTCACGTTGATCATTGAGACTGGGCTCGTATCCTGCACTTGCTAACATGGGCAGTATTTGGGGCAGCAGATTGATATAGGTGCTGCCTCCCATTTGAAAGTAAGCCATTTTACCATCCCAACGTCCAAGACGCACTGCTGGCATGTAACGTGCACCAGGAATCTCATACTTGAATGCATTGCTGAGCTTGCGCCGAGTGTCCAAGTCAAGTCCTTCGATTTTTACGTTAACTTCATCTTTAACGTGTAGTACACAAGGTTTCATACCAATCCTTCATCTCTTTTCCATATGCTAAATTAGCGTTATCTAGTGGATGCCCATTTTTACCAAATGCAAAATTATTCTTTTGTGCATATTGTGTAAGTCCAACCAGTTGGTTGTTGGGCAAAAACCAATGATTCCAATCTATAGGATATAGTATATTGTCCTTACTGTAGGTTTCTATTTGATTACTGTCAGTATACATGTTTCTAAAAATATCCCAATCTGAACAACAAAATATATAATCTACACCATTATCTTTACACAAACTTTGCATCAAATAGATGTTTCTCCAAGTTTGATCTTTGGTATATGTTTCATTGCCTCCTATGCCAGCGTACCATTCTTTTCTAAAATTTGCAAGTTCGGGGTCTCTGTCAAAACCTACATCTAGTCTAAAGTGCGGACTGAAATCAGCTCTGGAAGGAAAAGTCCACATAACAATAACTCTTTGGAAA